AGATCCGAATTGGTCAACCGTTGTCGGTGCTTCACCCATGATATTAAGGAACTGTGCAATAGATACCGCACCTTCCTTGGATGTAATATTCGTGGCATCTGCCAACATGATTACGTTCTTGGTGAATTCAGGAATGTCTTGACCGGCAACATTCAATTGTCCAGCTGCTTCCGCAACACCCATGATTTCTTCCGTAGATGATGCCGTAACCAAAGGAAGTTTCCTTAACGCTTCTTCCAATTCTTCTACGGAAATGGTTGATTCATCAAAATTAACAGTTTTCTTTACACCTGTAAATGCCGATTGGATGTCGCTGAATGTTTTAACACTCAATCCACCCAAACCAACAATAGGAGCAGTTACATATTTGGTAAAGCTTGTGCCGATTTCCTTTAATGCTTCTCCTGTTTTACTCGTGGCATCTTTCCACGCATCGAGAGCAAGAGTTAAACCGTTTTCTTGGCTCAACTCTTTCAACCTGGCTTCAAGCTTGTAAAGTTCAGTTTCAGTTTTGTTTGTTTCTGTGGCGAGATCGTACATTTGGTTTTTGTACTTCAATGCGTTCTCATCGCCACGCTTGTATGCTTCGACAACTTTGGACAGTTCTGCTCTCTGTGTAGCGAGTTTCTCGCCAACACCGGCAATTTCTCCCTTCAAAGCAATCTTCTGCTTTGCGAGGTCTTTAACTGACCTTGTTGCCCCTTCAAAGGATGCTTCAATCAGTTTTGTCTGCGATGCTAAATTTTTAGTAGCAGCGGTACAGGCATCTAACTGTGCTTTGTATTGCTTCGCACCGTCTACACCGATTACCGCACCGATTTGATACTTTGCCATAGCACCCCCTATTTAAGATTCAAAAATTCTTGCATGGACATTTTTGGCGGTTTCTGTTTTGCACCGCCTTCATAGATAGAAAGGCAAGAAAGCATATCCAACATTTCTCCAATCGGAGTACATAGGATCTCTTCCTTGCCCATTCCTAACTTTCTTCCATAAAAAAGAAACCAAGCAAGATTTAGTTGGTTTCTACGCTTGGATTTTCTTTTTTTTTGGATTCTTCTACCTCAACGGTAGTTTCTGCACCGACTCCCAAGCCTTCCATAGCTGATTGCATCAGTTTTGTGTAGGTTTGGTCATCAAGGTACATGATTTCATCGACACCGATGATTTGTGGCTGATAAGACCTGTCCATGAAATGTCTGTTCATTTCATAGCCTTCGTTTAACAAATGAATTATCTTTGCGCCTGTTTCCAACGTTGTGGACAGATCTCCGCTGAATAACTCACCAATACGCTCAATGTTCTTGTCAGGACATAAGTTAGCCAAATCAGCCGTGGCTTTTACAGTTCGTAAGAACTTGATTTCTCTCCCATTGATTTTCATTAAATGCTCCCTGTTACGTTAAGGATGCCCCTGATGATGTTTTCAGCTGCCACTTCCGTGGTCTGATCGGCTGCGATGATTCTCCAAACATGATTTGCGGAATCATCTCTCATTAACGCAGCTTCCAACTCGGTAGTCTGGAACTCGACTTCCTCTTCCTGTGTTGCAGCTTCGATACCGTCAACAGAGAAAGAAGCCTTCGTGAAGACTACAGGCTGATAAGTAGTAACACCCTGTTCCATGTAGCGGATGATGAATCCGATACCTACATTAGGGATCTGCTGACGGTCATCATACTTGTAGACCTGGACAGAAGACCCACCAATGGTCATCGATTCTGCATCAGGAAGACCCATAATGAGTTTTCTTGCTGCATCCTTTAAACCGTCAACGGTCATCGTGATGGTAGCACCTGTGAAGACACCGCCAACGGATTCAGCCATTACGTTATCAGCGTAGAAGTTTACCGCATCGCCTGTTTCAGCTTCAACGGAAACATCAACACCTCTAGCTAAAGGCATACCGCCGGAATAAGTCGGAGAACCTTCGTTTGCGTTATATAAAGCAACATAAGGCTTTGAATAGCCTGTGATTACTTTTCCATTTGCCATTTATTTACTCCTTTATTTTATTCTGTTGTAGTTCCAAACGGATTCGATTGATTCGTTTAACGATCTCTCTATCTCTTTCAAACATGGATTTCTCGCTTTGCGAGATGCTCTTGAAAAGACAGGGTTTTTGTCCATGTAGGAAGTACCTCTTTCAAGTCTTCTTGCAAGGACAACCGCCGGAAGGTAACTGCTACCTAACGATAGCGTTCCTTTGGCAACACCTGTCTTGTCATTTATGAACCATCTTTTGTTTTCAACAGGAGATGTACCGAATTCTTTTAACAGGAAATTCTTTTGAACCGTTCTCAAGCCGTTGCGCTTCCTTCTCAAGGTATCGATCCTGTTTCTGTTGGAATAACTGTCATCCGTAGGAATCTTTTCGATTTCCCTGACGGTATATTCATCAACAACCATTGAACCGTCCTCGACCGCTTTCTTTACAGAAGCTTCAACAGTAGCAAGGTTTGATATGTTTTCCAACTTCTGCAAATACTTGTCGAGACCCTTAAAACGAAACTTCATGCTATCGACCAATCCCAAGAATAGTGAATCAAGCCTGTCTCGTCTTCGTACATTACCGAAGCCAGGTTCCAGCCTAGATTCTCAACCTCGTTCAAAGTTTCCTGTATTGTATCGACCATCGGATCGTAATCTGTTTTTGTGAAATAATCGATTGTTCCTTCGATGATTTGCTCTTTTTTATGGTTTGAAGTCCAAAGGGAATCCCCTTCGCCTTCTTCTGCCCATATGCAGTAAGGTGCTTGCAATCTTGGATGCCAATAATGATAAACGTTCAACCCTTCGATAGAGGTCAAAGCATCTCTAATCTTAATCAGTTGCGAGATCATAATTATTCTCCAATTTTGACATAGTCAATTCGGTATAAGGCAACCCTACGATTGCCGGTTGTCTATAGTACTTTGAATCGACCATCTTCGACCGTATGTCGGTATCTTGTCCGTGATAGACCAAGTCGATACGGAACTGATCGCCATTCCCTAGAACGGCATACATTCCGCCTTCGACTTTCAAGTCCTGTTGGATTCGCACCAACAAATCGATACGCTGATTCACACCCATAGCTTGATAACTTCTTCTGAAGCCTGGAGAACGCATTTCAAACCAATGCTTGTTTATGATGCGAAGAACTTGTCTCGGCATATCTCCGTTTTCAGCGATGTTATCTAAAGCACATATGTACAGAACACCATCGTCACGCATCGTTCACCTTTTCCTGGAACACTCGATTATTTAATTCGTACCGCAATGCTCTCGGCATAACAGATACACCATCCATCCGCTTGTCATAGAGGTATTGGGAGTACATTGTAACTAACATCAAGTCACCCATAGCACTGTAGTCCAAAGTAATACCCTGTCTTTCGATAAATTCTACGGAAGCATTGATGTAGTTCTGCAATTGTGCTTCTTTCTGCTCTTTGGCTTCTTGATCCATGTAATCCGTAATAATACCAAGATTATATTTCAGCATTGTAAGCAATGCGGTCATTTGGTCATCTGTCATATAGCATTACTCCTTTGGAAAGGGGCGATTGCTCGCCCCCTTGAATGTTAGATTGAATTAGCTACATCAATAGCGAAGTCCATTGATGCATTCGGAGTGGTGTTGTTCAGACCCATGACAACGAATGCTTCAGCAATGATGACATCGCCATCGTATCTTGCAGTTCCCTTGAAGACCGTCTGATCAGCAAGGAAACGAACGTGTTCGCTCTGTGCGAACTTCTGTCCGGCTCTCTCACCAAGCAGATACAGATCGAAGTAACCAGCGATGATGATGTTGTCAGGGATGAAGTCGAGGACTTCGATGACACCACCGACAACAGGCATGACACCGTTGACACCTGAAACGATCTGACCGGCAGCGTTAACTGTAACCGTCTGTGCCATCAGGGTTGTATAGGTCTTTTCGTTCATTACCCATACTTTCTCACCTCTTGAGTATTTGCCCTTTGCTGCACCGAAATCGGTAACGATTGCTGCAAATAACTGTGCCGGAGTCATTGAAGCGGAGTTGATCGCCAACAGGTTTGATGTGTGCAGGTCTGCCCAAGGTCTTGCAAGTGGCGGATAGTTGGCTGGCTGGCTTGTTTCAGCAAGTCTTGTAACGATGCCTTTAGGCATACCGTTGCCTGTGCCGTACAGAATAGCCTTGTCGAGAGCAAGACCGATAGCCTGACCGATAGCCGTAAGCAGTTCTCTTGCGAGATCGAGGTCAGAGTCTTCAAGGTTTGCGTTGCAAATTGCGAAATAGCCGGAAACCTTGTGACAATCCAAAGTGACTTCATAGAAGCTCAGGTTCAGTTCGTTGAGGTTTGCACAACAAGCCGTCCAAACCGCTTCAGGGATGCTGCCCATGACACCTAAACGTGCTTCGCCACCGATCTGTCTGACTGCAACGTGCTTGTACAGTTTTGAATAGTTTTCAATGTTCTGACGGAGAACACCTAAAAAGACTTCAGGAATGGTGATACCGACATTCGTTAACGTTCTCTTCTCTCTGATCGCAGAGCGGATTTCACCCAGGTAGTTCTTGACATCATCTCTTGCGAAGAACTGATCTCTTTCCTGAATGTTCATACCGAAAAATTCTCTTGTTTCCATAGTTTTAGCTACTTTCCTTTCTTCCTGTGGAACTTCATTTTCTACAGGCTTTTCTTCCTGTTCAGCTTCCAAATCGGTAAGTTCCTGTTCCAATTTGGTCACTTCATCGGATAATGCCTTTTCCTGTTCATCGAGTTCGGCTTTTTCAGCTTCGTGCTTGTCGATTTCCTCTTCAACCACTTTCTTCTCTTCCTCGGTCAAGGCTTCTTCGATGGCTTTCTCGATGTCCAATTCTCTCTTTTCAAGGTCTTCTCTCTTCGAGCGGAGATCTTCTAAAGATTTCTTGGCGGTATCGAGTTTCTTTTTCGTCATTAAGACTCGTAATGCCATACTTATTCTCCTTTCAGCTTGGCTTTCATTCGCATCTGCCATTCCTCATGCTCACGTTTGCGAATGTTTTCCTCATTCTTGTGGCGAGCATCGATGTGTGTTGCTTCATAAGCCGGAAAAACGCACGGACTGACCTCAAACAACGGTGAAACTTTGTTGATAGTGTAATGAACAGAACCGTCATCGGAAACGGTTCTTGTTTCACTTTCAATATCGAAACCAAAGCTGCATCCTGTGACATCACCCCTTGCGACACGCTCATAAGCGTTCACCGCATCGGTATCATTCGGATTGACTTTAATGCGACCCCACAGACCGTGGTCATCCTGTCTTAACTCCAACGTTCCGTTGGTAGTTCTTCCAAGAATAAGATCGGTATTGTGGTTAAACAATGCACGGACATCACCGTGAATGGATTCATCAAATGCCCCTGGAGCGATGCTTTCGGTAACACCATCCCAAACGGTATAATCTGAATTAAACACGCTGAAATAGCCTTCTATGTAGAGGTTTTTGTCCTCATCGTTTCTTGTCTGAATGTTTTCAATTTGGAAATATCTCTGTTCCATAACTCTCCTTTACTCGTTTCCGCTTATCTTTTTCTGTAAGCCGGATTGGTCTATAGGCAAGTAATTTTCTAATACTTTGTATTCGTCTAAACCATCTACAGGACTCATTCCAAGGCGATCTCTTGCTTCATTACCGTTCACCCATCCACGGTCACCATATGCCGTGTAAACGGCTGAAATGGTGCTTAAATCGTAATCCATGAGTGAGAGTACGTTTAATTTGAGATACCACTTCGGATTGAGGATTAATTTCCTCGTCATCTCCTGTTCGATGCCCTTTACGATAG